TGCAAAATATCCTCACCCTCTCTCATCAAAAGGTCAGGTATCTCTGTCGCCATTGTCAGTTCATTGCGTCTTGCTTCCGGCGAACTGCCGTATTTAAACAGCCTTTCCATCCAATATTGTAAGAGCGCAATACGTCTCGACATTAGTTTACGTTCCCAGAGAAAAGTATCACATTCAAATTTTAGTTGATGTTCTAGTTCGGCAATGCGTTTATCTTTTCTCTCTAAATTATACAGCGCCTTTACGCATATCTTGGCGTCATCATATCTGCTTTCAAATTGCAGTTTTGATATAAGCTCAACAAGCTTAGGATACTCAGGATAAGATTTCTTTTCCGTCATTTTTATCTCCATCCAAATTCATATTTTTAAGTTCAAATATTATTTCTTGAGATGCTTTTAACTCTTCAACTACCTTGGAATATTCAGTCTCAATCTCTGAGATAATATTCTTTAGCTGAGATATTTGTTTTTCATGCTTTCTTTTCAATAAATCCATATCTCTCAACAATTCTATGTATCGGCGCGCCTCAAGATTCTTACGTTCATTTTCTTTTACATATTCTCTTTGGCATAAAAGTATTTTTAATCTCAATTCTCTATTTTCGTGCCATAAACCAGTCATGTTGTATATGGAGTAATCTGGCATTTTCTCCACGGCAAACTGATTGTGAAGCATTTCAATTCTGTGATCAATTGTCGAAACGCGTTCTATGATCCCGAAATTTTGGTTATCATCGATCATTTCTTTGAACTCCTGACAGAATTTCTCAATTTCTTAAACTTCTTCTTTAATTTCTTTAGCTCCTTGGCGAGACCGCCAATAGGATCCTCAATTTCTTCCTTTGAGTATTTTACCTTGCCATCATCTTCTTTTGCTTTTGTCATTTCATCAAATCCTGCATCAATTCAATCAGCTGTTCTTTGCGAATTTCAATTTTTATTTTGCCAACGATGTATGGGTCATAAGGCTCAAAGTCCTTGACGACATTAATTGCGTCTTGCAATGCATGGTTATACCCAACATCATAAGCCAAAGAGACGCGTTTTTCTGGTTCTTCAGTCATCGGAATCATCCATCCAGTGCCGGAAAGGGCGCTCACCCTTTTTCCTAAAAAACCATCCAACAAACGTCCAAAACTGTATGACCAGAAATAGGACGCCAAAGAATTGAAGGATCTCTTTCATGCGTTTACTCTCGTAACGGTGGCATCCATCCTAGCTGTCTGGATGATTGGCTTGCTATATGGATCTTTTGGATCTTGTGCCAGCCACTGTTGTGCAATTGGTCCAACGCCATTTGCCATCCAATATCTAGCACCCGTTCCAGGTTTGCCATCCCAAGCTTGCATATATGTGAACTGCAAAACGTCAAAATATGTATTGTTATTTGTCAGGGTCATTGATGGAATTAATGCCTCATAATGGCAAATTTGTATTCCATTCGCCATTGCTGGCGGCCATGATTGAAATAAACTCATTTTTGGATAAGTTATATAATCAGAACCAATTAATTGATTTTCACCCCATCCAATAGGCGGCGATAAAACTACTTTCTTGCCACCAGGGTAATCGTCGCGCCACTCATTAATGCCACTGCCAACATTATAGCGATAATACCATGTGTCTTTCCATGTCAGATGCGCGTCGTAGTCGATGTAAAGCATCGAGTCAGATCCGACGTCATATGAGAATACCGACGTCAATGGTGGCATTGACCCATCTACTGCAACATAATCAAACCGACGTAGCTCATGCGTCTTGAATATCGGCCAGTAAGCAGGAACAAATATATTACTCATTTGACTTGTCCTCTTTTTTTGCCGGGTAAACATAGATCTTTCTTTCTGGCTCAACCGGCTCTCCTTCTCCGCGCCAAATATACAGGCTTGCATAACAGGCGTGCGGCATACCCAATGGAGAATCAAATTCCCAGCCCAATGCCTCATATTCTTTCTCAAGCGCGTAAGGGACATATCTGTATATTTTCTCTGTCATTACGCGACCTTGTAAATTGGCTGAATTGGGAAAATTACTTTTGGGCGCGATTCTTCTTCTGCTCTTTCTTTCAAGTCTGAAATATCAATCATAAATGGCTCAATATCAGGCATATCTTTATTCTCAGGCATAAACATTCTATTTTCTGGGGGCATGGCCTCAATCTTTTTTATAGCATGAAGAACCGTCGTATGGTCTTTATCGCCAAAACAAAGTCCAATCTGTTTAAGTGATGCGTCCGTCTCCTTCCGACATCTCCACATGGCGTATTGTCTGGCATGCGCAATACTACGAAGTCGTGATGGCCCAATTAAAACAGAAAACGGTATTCCAGTTCTTATGCATTCTTGAATAATTATATCCCTTACCCTTACGCGTTTCATGGAAGCCTCAATAAAATAAGGGGGGAGATAACTCCCCCAGTATTAGCTTTCTACAACATCCAACTCCGCCGACACGGCATCCATTGCCTGGCGTAGTGCATCTTCACTGATCGCCTTTGGAGATCTCTTAGGGACAAACGGCGCAACAGAAGACGGAACGGTAGCATTTTTAATGCCGTAATCTTGCAATGTTTCATGTTCTTTCATCGCAAAATGGCCGAGAAAACCGATATAACTTGCGCCGTCAATGTAATTGTCAGAATATTGTTTATTCATACGATGACGGCCAAGCTTAGTGCCAAGCTGGAAAGCAGCCACTTCATATTCTGTTACTGGGCGGCCAAGTAGAGCTCCAGTGATTTCAGCAATGGCGGCAAAGCATTCATCTGGCGTTCCGTATTTATTGCTGCGGTCATTGATGGCGCCCGCTGACGATGTCAATATTTCTTGATATTTCATATCTCATCTCTGGGTTAGTGTTGATTACTTTTATCTTTCCTACATATCGATAATTGATTGCTACATAACCACGATTAATATCCTCCTTCGTGGTTTGGTCTCTATAAAACTCTTGAATAATAATAAATTCATTGTTGCTTAGTGCCTCAACAAATTCCTCCAGGCTATCAACTGGGTATTCAGCATTTATTTGGTGGACCAAATTCCCACTGGCGCTTGGCATATTCAAAGTAATAAGAAACCTCATTGTCCATCCTTATGTATTTAGGGGTGTGACGCGGCTTTGCATTGTAACGCCACACCCCGTATCACGCGAACTTAGGGGTTCGCGCAATGGTCAAGATTATCCAAAATCCATATCATCTACAGGAGCTGCCACTTTGGTAGAACCTGTCGATGGCGGCGATGATGTCGTAACAGAAGAAGCCGCCGACGAACTACGCGGCCTATAGGAAAGATCGGAGGGGCGTGCAACCCATCCAGTAATCTCCCAAACAGGGACATAGTTCGTCGACTTACGGGCCCCTTCTCCCGTGCTCTTTGAAACCGAATCTTTTAAAACAACTACTGGCAATTTGCCTGGGTTGTCTTTTGATCCAGCCATATAGGCTTCGTGGAGTTTTTTAGCTCCGTCAAGGAAAGCGCCGGCATTGCTGGCNAACTCTCTGACGTCTCCACCGCANTCNTTTGATAATTTGACGACGAGGCGCAAACCACGTTTGTAGTCATCACCAGGCTTATCAATTGCAATACCATCAGACAAACGAGACACGCGAAAGTCGGGAGCGCCCCCAGTATTAAAGTTGATCCAGCCAATCTCGACGTTCTCAAAATCCATAATTGCCTTGAACTGTTTCGTGATGTCCGTCTCATGCGTTTCGCCATTCTCCCTATCTCGACGAGAAATTCTGCCCGAGCGAGCATCGAATTTAACGATTGGCAGGAAATCAGCTCCACCGGAACCGACGCTATCAAAAAAACCACCAAATGCTGACATAATACTTCTCCATTGCGCGGCAGTCTGGCCTACCGCATGCCTCTCGCCGCTATNGCGAATCTCTACTAGCGCAAAGTTGGATGAATTGATTCCAATTGAGCTAAAATCTGTTCAAAGCTTTCAACNACAGTAAAGACATCGTCTGAACCTGCATAAATGGTAGAAAGAAAAATGTTCTCTNCGTTTTCTTCATACTGTTGAATAGCAGTAATTTTATTTGCCTTAATCAGAACTTTTTCATCAACATCATTTGTCAATGACAAATATCCAAATTGGCAAGGAGGTATAGATGCATCATTCATATTAAACTCCCCATATTTCAAACGCAGCCTGTCTGGCTTCGTCATCGTTAAAATAAAAAGAGCTGGTGTCTGGAACGACATAAGAAGCAAGCTCTTCTGGATCTGTCGAAAGAGACAGAAACCTCTGAATTGTCATACCTATTCGCTTGATCGCCAGTAAATGATCATCAACCTGATCAACGACATATGTGGCTGACTTTTTAGGCGTGACATATGTCACCCT